AAGGCTCTAACCTCTCCGAAATGTCCATCTCCCGCTGTTATGGTCGGTATCGGTTCTCGTAAATCTCGCCCATCACAATGATTGTTCATCTGAATTAAATTTGCCGTAACAACACTGTTATGGTCCCGCGCAGTCACTGTAGGCAGTGGTTTTTTCAATGTATCACCTGCACCTTTATATCCACCATCGTAGTATTTACTCAAAAACGATGTGACCAGTCCATATCGGTTTGAACCGTCAACGGTCATAATCGGGTCCTTTATGGTCTGCCCTCTGACTTCTCCCTGCGCTGTCTCAGAATGGTACTGAATTAGCGTGGGACTAATAAGACATTGCTGGTTTCCTGTTGTAATCGTGTGAATTGGTGCCTTGCAATCTCCACCCGGATGATTTGTTGTATTGGTTCCCATGTATGGAGTAAGTACCGGCTCCACAACTCCATACCCATGCTTCCCGGTGATGGTTGGCATTGGCTCCCGGATGTCGTTCGGTCTACGCTCACCACCGTGATTGCATTGGATTATAAACGGCTCCGGATTATCGAGAACAAATTTTTTCAATCCTCTTGCGATTCTATCCATTGTTTTCTTTGCCAGTGGTCTGACTGCCCGGATTCCGTATTTTTCCTTGATCTCTTCCGATGTGTCAAAGATGCTCGGGCACGGTCTGCTGAAATCAATCTGTGTGTATGCTCCAACGTAAGGCTTTAACAGTCCGGCTTTTACCACTTCACTGTCTGCCGGTGCGTGTGTCGGCTCCGGCCACACAATCGGCTTTCCGTCACATCGTGCAATCATGAAGAACCTCTTTCTCATCGTTGGAGCACCGTAATCGGCTGCTACCAGTTCCCGGAACTGCACTTCATACCCTAAATCGGTGAGCTGTTGCACAAATTTTTCAAAGGTCTTTCCCTGCTTTGCCTTAATCGGATGATGGCCTCTGTTAAGTGGTCCCCATGTCTTAAATTCTTCCACATTTTCCAACATGATTACTCTCGGTCTTACCAGTCCCGCCCACCGGCAGGCTACCCACGCAAGACCTCTGATGTTCTTATCTTTTGGTTTTCCGCCTTTCGCTTTGGAAAAATGCTTGCAGTCCGGCGAGAACCACGCAAGTGCTACCGGATGTCCTTTACATACCTCCACAGGGTCGACATCCCACACACTTTCACAGTAGTGCTTCGTGCTCGGATGATTCGTCTTGTGCATTTTTATCGCCTCTGGATCATGGTTGATTGCTATATCAACGCTGATTCCGGTTGCAAGCTCTATCCCGGTCGAAGCTCCGCCGCCACCGGCGAAATTGTCTACTATCAACTCTCCGTTAATCATGGCAGCACCTCCGGAAATAAATCAAACAATGTTGGTTCATCCACTTCATTCTCCGCAGACTGTAAATATCCGACACCATCCCGGAAATAATCTGGATTCAGTTCACATCCTTTTCCATACCGGTGCGTCTTAACCGCCGTCATTGGTACCGTCATAAGACCACCAAATGGATCATAGACGATATCCCCCTCATTGCTGTATCTGTTGATTATTCTCTCCACGATATCAAGCTGTAAGGGGCATACATGCATCTGTGCCCTGCGGCGGCTCTGTGTGGTGTTGAGTGTTCGCATCCGATTGATGTCGTCCCAAACTTCAAGCTGATTCCATGAACCTGGCGCTACTACCATAAATGTTGCCGGGAGCTTTCCTTCTTTATCCAGATCTTCCGCAAGTTTAACGTGCTCTTCGTAGTCATAAATGTTCTCGCGACTATATTCGCGGTAGACTCGTTGTAAATTATCAACAGATATATTTTTAAGCTCTTCTTTGCTCACAAGCCTGTCTCCGGAACTTCTCCAATATGCATGTGCATCAATTTGCCACTGTGCCCTTGTATAGTCCTCTTTCGACTTCTTTACCGGCACATCTGCATATGCTGTTGATCTGTCAGTTGGAAGTTTGCGAAAAAGCAGAATATATTCCGGGCATCCTACTCCCATCTTTGAACCGTCCTTGCACTGTTCCGTCCATCCAAGGCGGTATGTCTGATTGTTTTCCCGGACAACATCTGTTACCACTGTGATCATTCCGAAGTACTGAAATCCATGCTTCATGTAATGGCTGATGCACTGTGCGTGAAATGGCTCAATAGTTGGCATCCCGGTACCAGTTGCATTTCCAAATAATACACGATCCTTAACATGGATTGCTGCCACACGACCCGGCTTAAGCACCCGAAGCAGTTCCGGTGTGAGGAAGTCCATCTGCTCAAAGAACCGGTCCGTGTTCTGGTTATGTCCGAAATCATTATAATTGGCACTGTATTCGTAATGATTGCCGAATGGAATAGATGTATGTATCAGATCAATGCTGTTCGTTTCCATTGCCCGTGTTTCTTCCACACAATCCCCATATACCGCTTCATAATGATTACCTTTTACCGTCCGTTCCTCTCTTGATCCTTCCACACCCATCTTCCTTTCCAACCGTTCCGCCTTATTTGCCGAGTTCAACCCATATTTCTTCACAATCCCTATCATCTTTGCAACCATGTGATTGTGATTCTTCCACTTTTCAAGCAACGCTTCCTTGATCTGCCGCTCATTTTCCATGTAGATGATGTCAATCACGACCGGCTCCGTCTGCAAAAATCTATAGCACCGGTGCACCGCCTGAATAAAATCATTAAATTCATAATCAATTCCGAGAAATATCTCGCGATGGCAATATCGTTGAAAGTTACACCCGGATCCGGACAATGATTTCTTCGTAGCGAACAGTTTTGTCTCTCCATTTGAAAATTCAATTACTCGTTTTTCGCGAAGTTCATAGTCCATTGAACCGTAAATATCCACGGTTTCAGGCAACACCTTTTTTATTGCGTGCCTCTCGCTTTCCAAATCATGCCATAGTAAAAAATTATCTTCCGGCGACTCTTCTACAATCCGCTTCATTTCTGCCACGCGGCTGTTAATGCTTTCTCTTTTGACTGCCGCTGCTTCTTTCAATCCTTCCGCTGCTTCTTGAAATAACTGTATTTGTCCGTTTTTATCTGCGGTATCTCCATAATGTACCGGAAGTTCATGCCACCGTACGTCTAATGGTGGCAGGTCATATCCCTCATCCGAATAATTAGAATCTAAATCTGAAGGCTTTGTGATGAACAACGCCCAGCTACTCACCCACATCCAGAACTCATCCTCCATGTTCGGGTACAGAGTCAGATTATTTGCCTTTGTACTGTCTCGTTGGAAAAATCGCGTCAATGCCTGTCCAGTGTCCATCACTTCCAAATAGCCTGCATAATGGATTAGTTCCTTGTATTTGTTCGGAGATGGTGTAGCCGTGGCTACCAGCTTATACGGAACATTTTTGAATTTATCTAAAAACGTCTGATATGTTTTACTTCCGAAACTTCTTAAAACACTGGCTTCATCCAAGGATGTTGCTGCAAAGTAGTCTGGCCGGATATCCCCATCCCGGACACGCTCATAATTCGTCAATACGATCTGACTTGTACTTTGCTCAACTTCTTCCATCGTCCGGCAGTATTCCGGCTTTTCATATCCCAGAACCGTTACTGCATCTCTGGTAAACTCCTGCTTTACTCCAAGTGGTAATACAATCAATGCTCTCCCGCCTGTCTCTTCTGCTGCAAGGTGGCAAAATTCGATTTCCTGTACTGTTTTTCCAAGTCCAAAACTCTCAAACAATGCACGCCTGCCGCCTTTTAATGCCCACATCACAGCATCTCGCTGGTGTGGTTTCAATGCTTTATTGACTTTTCCCGGATCTACAATAAATCCGCTTTCTGTTGCCAGTTCAATTTTTGTTTCTAAAAATTCTCTATATGTCATTTTTCCACAAGGAACCCGGCGCGCCTTTTATCCGGATGGTTCCAGGCTCCTTTCCACTAATCTATAAAAACTCTTCCAGCTCAAGCTGGTATCCGTTTTCCTGTCCATGAACTTCGATGTTTAACTTATCAAGCTCTAGCTCTTTCATGCCATCATCGACATTTACACTCAATTCCTTTGCACTGTCATAAAAAATGGA